ATTTATTCCATCAAGTTCTTCGGTTGAAATGAGTGCTAATAAAAGATCCGCTGTTGCTGCTGTCCCAAAACTTTCAGAAATATCAGTCATTTCCAAATCTGATGAAGAAAATCCACTTCTTGTTGTTTGAGTAGAAGTAATTAGCGGAATATTTAATTCAACTGCCATTCCTCTAACTTCCTCTGTAATTGATTTTACATAAGAATATGAATTGACATTTGCACCAGGTTTAAACCTACTTGAAGCACATATATTCAAGTAATCAATAAACAATACATCAGGTTTAAACGATTTTTTGAGATATAATTCATTTATAAGTGCCTTAAAATGTCCGCTATGAGCTGAAGCAGTGGGATATTGCTTAATTACTAAATTACCTTTAGTTTTTTCTAAAATTTTAAGTACTTTATTCTCAAACATCGATTTTGGTAATTCTTCTAATTGATTGATAGGAACATTTAGAATATTTGCATCAATCCTCTTTGCAATTTCTTCCTCTGCCATTTCAAGTGTAATGTAAAGAACATTTTTATTTTGTAAAAGAAAGGATGATGCCATATGACACATTGCCAAAGTTTTTCCAACATTTGGACCTGCTAACAAAATATTTAAGGTTTTATTTGGAACACCTCCATTTGTAATCTTGTTTAAGTATTCTAAATCAAATTCAATTCTTTCTTCCTTTCTATGATAATATTCATAACGTTCTTCATAATTATTCAGGTAATCATGACCTATGTTATTATCAAAAGATACTGCGAGAGCATCCGAAAGAATACTAGGAATCGCATCACGATTCTTTTTTTCATTGTTTCCATCAGCAATATGAATAGATTCCATAAGTGCCAAGTAAATAGCACGGTCTCGACACCACTTTTCTGTAGTATCCAATAACCATTTCAAATCTATAGGTGAATTATTTAATTGAGATATCAATTCTCGAATTTCTTTAATTTCATTCTCATTAATATCTATTCTATTTTCAATTTCAATCGTCAGTGCTTCAATAGTAATTGCCGATCCATACTCTACAATGAACTTAACAATTTCTTCAAAAATAATTTTTTCTGTTCTTTTTTCATAATATTCTGGTTGTATAAACGGTATAACTTTTCGAGAATATTCTTCATTAAAGATTAAATTCCTTAAAATTGTTAGTTCTATTCTTTCCATTACTTATAATGTAAATATGATGTCAAAATATACTTTGTATCACTTATTGGTGGTTCCCCACGATGGGGAAATAACCAAAGAGGGGGAAATATAACCAACGTTCCTTTTTTAGGTTGAATTTCTAAATCTTTAAATATAGTCTTTCCACCTTCATTTACATCATTAAGATACCACATAAATGACAGAAATCTACGAGAAGAAGAGTGATCGACAACATCAACATGAGTATCAAATCTATCTTCTCCTCCTGTGTTATATTTTTTAACTCTAAATTGTTCTAATGCATGTTCTTGAGGAAATACATCTTTACAAACATATTCATAGTATTTTTCTTTATATTCAAAAATTTTTTTAATGATATGATTATGAACCTGATTTACTTCAGGAGTTAATTCACGATTTTCAGTTAAATTAAATTGAGAAAAATTTGGTTTTCCGTTATTATCAAATCTTTCATGATTCTCTGGAACTTGATCGTAGAGAGAAATTAAAAATTCACATACATTTGATTCTAAAGAGTTTTCATAAATTTGTATAAAATCATTTAATTCATCCATAACTAAATTCATTCTTAGAAATTTCGTCCAATTTTTGCATTACTTCTTCAGTAAAATATTTTTCTGGATTTTTTAGAATTTCTTTTGCATAAAGTTTTTTGCCATTAATTTCATAACGACCTGCTACATTTTTCCAAAGTTCTCCAAGTTCTCCAAGTTCAAGCAATCCATAGTATCTATCAAGTCCTCTTTCATCATAATATAGGCGAATTTGAACTTCTTGATTTTCTTTACTTAATCTTGACTTTTGAGTTTTTGCTCTGATGATATTCCCAATGACTTCTGTTCCATCCTTCTCCTTTGATTTTGAAAGATAAATGATTGTTGATGAAGCATAAGATAATCCCGAACCACCTGACATTTGTTTTCCACCATAAAGACTCATACTTTCATAAGTATGATTTGTCACAAGCATAGGAATCTTTGCCTGCCCCAATTTGAGAGTCAGCATACGAAAAGCACCTTTAATCAATTGTGCTTTTGTCATATCCCTTGAATCTTTTTCAGCAAGAGCATCTCCAATTTCTTTATTTGATGAAAGCATTCCCAAAGAGTCTAACACAAACATACATGGTTTGCGTTCATCCTCTTTTTTCTTTAAATAGATATCAACCGCTTTAAGTGCTTTATTGCGAAATTCTTCAACCGTAACAACGTTAATTACAACTGTTCTTTCAATATCAATACCTCTACTTTCTAAAAGAGACTTGGTGATAGCAGCCTCAGTGTCGAAGTAGAGACAATAACCATCGGGATGAGTATCAAGAAAGTTTTTAACAACGGCAAGACTGAAGAAAGTTTTTCCCGTAGAAGTTTCACCCGCAATAGCAGTAATCTTATTGCCAGAAACACCACCAAATATGCTACCAGATACAAGAGCATTAAAAATATATGAACCTGTATCAACATAAGTTTCAGTTTCATTAATACTGGAGGCAAGTTGTGTATATTCACCTCCAATTTCTTTAATTATGTCTTTTAAAAATGAGTTCATTTTTTCTCCTTTTGTCTATTCAATAAATCGTTTTTATAATTTGAAAGTTTATAGTATAATGCACTATCTCCTCCAAGTCTTAATGCACTTATGATCGTATCTAATTCCTTTTCGTTAATTGGCAATTTCATTAATTAAAAAATAGGTCTAAATTTACTGTTTTTTCTACACTCCACCCAACAGTATCAAGAATAACTTTGAGTGGTTCTAAAAAACCTTTATCGAATTGAGTGTCATAATCTATATATTTCTCCAGTCCAAGTTCTTTTGGGAAATCTTGAATAAATGATATTACATTTTCTTGTATAATATTTGGTTTTTTTAAATAAAGATATTTAATTTTTTCTCCATTTTGTATAAGAGAATATTTTTTAGTAAGTTTTTTTTCTTTTATATAATGATTAAAAAGAAGTGCTCCACGAATATGAATTGGAGTTCCTTTAGAATAAATTTGTTCAGAAGAATACTTTTTAACATCAGATGCTGTTCTTGGAAATGATACTTGCTCTGGAGGTAGTGTTTTGAACTCTTTTCTACAATTAGATACGAAATCTATTATATCATCTTCAGTCCCTTTCATCAATAACTTAAGACCATCCTTAATCATTTGACGACAAGGTGCTGGAGTAGAAGATTTGATTGCTTCAATTCCCATAATCTTAAGTTTAGGTTCTTCATAACGAACACCTTCACTATCCCATACGTTCATAATATAACGCTTCTTGGCAGTCCATATTGCACGATCCGCAATATTTTCACGCTTCATATGCATCTTTTGTTCGTATGCATTTAAATATTCTGCTAATTCTTGATAAGAACTTTCGATATATTTTTCAAGTTCCATTTTACATACTTTGTCAAGAAAATTTACAATACTTTCAGTATTTTTTTCTTTTCCTTTATAAACAGTTTCAACTAAAGAACCCATATTAAGATATACAGAATCTGTGTCGGAAGCAATAACGTAATCTACTTCTTTTGTTTTGAGGACTTTATTCAGATATTGATTTAGTTTATTTTCAATCCATCGAATTGCAACTTGCCCTGAAAGAGTAATTGCTTCAGCATTTTCTAGTTTATAAAAGCGAAAATACGAATTTCCCAAACTTCCGTAACAAGAATTGAGACTGATCTTGAGTGCCATTTGGGTATTATTATATCTAGAAATATCCTTCTCTAATTGTTTAGTGGGATTTTTTTCATACTCTTTTTTTGCCTCAAGCATCTTCTTCTTATATTTTTTTCTTTCATTATACATCTTTTGCATTAGTTCTGGAATAAATCCACGAATATCTTTACGATACATTGAACCATTGGGACAGATACAATAATCTTTGTATAACTCAAAAGTTAACTCTTGATTTAGTACTTTATCAACATTGATAGTTGGATGTTTTTCGTCAATAAGTGTTTCCGGTGATATGTTAAATTCCATCAAAAGATGTGGATATAGACTGTCAAGATCCAAAGAAACAACCCAATCATACATTCCAGGAACTGGTTCCTTCACATAAGCACCAGCATACTTATCACTCTTTTCGGATTTTTCTTTTGGTGGAATTACAATATTTCTTTTTTTTAAATAATTGTAAATAATAGTATCCCACATACGAACTTGATAAAATACATCTTCATAATTCACTTTGGCGTCATATGCCATTGTAATCGCAAGTTCAATAAGTTTCATCTTATCTTCTAGTCTGTCAACAAGTTCCACGTCTTTTATGTTATAAGAAACAAATTTTTCCCACCCTTTTGTATAAAAATCCTTAAATGTATCAAATTCAGAGTGATCTAATTTTTTCTGCCCCAGTTCAACTTCAGCAATATAATCCAAACGATATGATTCTTGTGCTTTATAAGTAAATTTCTTATAAAGATCCAAGTAATCAAGTTGAGAAATACCCTTTATATCATATGAAATATGCTTACGCCCATTGATATAAACCTCATTTTCTCGGATTAAACCCCATGGCGAAAGTTCTTTAGTTGCTTTTTCACCCAAAACTCTATAAAGACGACGGGCAAGGTAAGGAATATCATATAACTGAGAATTCCATCCACTCACAACTTCTGGAGTATTTTCATCAGTCATCCACCAATGTATGAAACTATTCAGTAAATCCCTCTCATTTGTAAATGCTTTATATGTTACATTATTTTGTTTTGGTTTATATTCACCCAGACCCCAAGTAATAATATTTTTTGTAGTATAATCTTGAATTGTGATAAGTAAAATTTCTTCAGCGGCAGATTCTACATCTGGAAATCCATTTTCAGACGCAACCTCAATATCAATTGTTACGAGTTTAATTTTACTAATATCAAATTTTATTTCTTCTTCCGAATATTTCTCAGAAATATATTGATATACATACCTTTCATTACCATAAATTTTAAAGTTCTCTATAGAATCATATTTTTTAATAAATTCTCTACAATCACGAACAGATCCTGGTTGAATTGCTTTTACATATTCTCCATTTAAAGTTTTATATTCAGTTTCAATATTTGATGGGACAAAAAAAGTTGGAGAAAACTTTTCTCGTGTCATAAAATGTTTTCCATTTTCATATCCACGAACTAAAAAATAATCCCCAACAGATTGAACGTTTGTATAGAAATTAAGTGACATTACAGGGTCATTTCAATGTATTTTTTTAGAATTTCTGATTTTGGTTCAACAATAGTAAGAA